AACGACTACAACGGCAAAGAATATAACTTCAATAGTATTACAGTAGAAAACGCAGGCGAACGTGATCCAGATGCAGATGGTGCGGAAGGTATGAGTGCAAGTAAAATGAGAGCTGCGGCTGCTGCGGGTGACTATGAGTCATTTGCACAAGGCGTGCCTACTCCAGCACTAGCACAAAAATTGTATGACGCAGTTCGCACAGGTATGGGAATTAAAGATGAAGTTCCTGCACAAGAAGGAATACGTCCAGAAAAACCTAGTAAAAGTTCAGAAGAATTAATTGCAATGGGCTATGCTCCAGATTCAGATAAAGTACAAAGTGCTAAAGAATATGAAGATTGGGTCGACGATCAACGTGCTAAAGGTAAAGAAATAGACGAAGGTGATTTAGTTGTTAATAAAGCATCACTAAGATCCTTTCTTACTAAAATGATACAAGACGCTATTGAAAAAGAAGAAGATATAGAAAAATTATCACGTGTTCTTAAAATGCTTGTAGGTAAGGAAATTAAAACTAGGGGTGATAGAGCATATACTATTACTGATGAAGATATTACAGAAATACTAGGCTTTGCTACAAAGAATCAAAAAACAACAACAATTAAAAAAAAGCGTCCACCAGAAGAAGATAGTGTAAAAGACAAACTTGCCAAACGTAGAGCATTGGCTGCTAAGGGTGATCCAAAAGCATTTAGTAACAGTAGGAAAGTATAATGGATGAACTTGAATACATTAAAAAACTTGCTGGCGTAAATGAATTTAAAGGGTATACTGCTTATCAAATAGATGAAAATCCTAGTGAAACTGCAACTGCTCTTAAGCAAAGAGAAAGAGATTTAGGATTAAAACCTGGTGATCCTGATTGGTTTAAGTTATGGTTTTCAAAACCATTTATGACAGGACCTGTACAATTTAGAGGACGTAAGAAAAAATGAGATTGCGTCAACTATACGAATACGGCAGAATTGTAAAGGGAGTTAATACCACAGTAGATGTAGGTGTTGGACAAATTCCTATTGAAGCAGCAAAGTTTGGCTTTAAAGTAGACAAAGACGGTAAGCCACCTACACTCAGTACAAAAGTAAAAGGCAAATCAACAAATGTATTGTTTAACCTAGGACTTACTGAAAGTGTTGCTATTAAGTTTGAACGTGGCGACGACTACGATATTTTACACATAAAAGAAAAAGGTAAAAACCGTGTAGAAGTTCGTGGTAAGAGTGGATACGAAAGTGGCGGCTACGATCCTAAAGATAAATTACATAGACTGCTAGATAGTTTAGGTAAGGCAGCAAACATTAGTGAACTAATGAACGGTGAAACTGTTGTAATAAATCCTAAACACCCAGACGGTCCAAAAGCAATAGACAATCTAACAGACTTAGAAGAAGCACTAGGTGAAATTGCAAGTGCTACAGAAATTTATGTAGACATGGATGGTGTGCTTGCAGACTTCTTCGGCGACTGGGCTAAACTAATGGGTGTAGATAGCTTCCGTGATATTAAAGACGTAGAAGCAGGTTTACAAAAAATTAAAGATACAGAAGACTTTTGGCTTAACTTACCATTAACAGATAATGCAAAAGGTTTATTAGGATTAATTAAAAAAGTAAAAGGTGAATATAAAATATTAAGTTCACCGTTACCAGGTGATCCTAATTCAGAACCACACAAGCACGAATGGATTAAAAAACACTTAGGTTTCTTCCCTCCGGCAGATGTAATCATTACACATGATAAAGCAAAGTATGCTACACAAGCAGACGGTACACCTAACATACTAATTGACGATTACGGTGTTAACATTGGCAAATGGGAAGCAGCAGGTGGTATTGGATTTAAGCACAAAGATCATAAGTTTGAGCGCACAGCAAAAGCAATTAAACAGCATATGCAAGAACCTGTAGAAGAAGGTAATCTATTTAAAAATCCTGAAAATTCTTTTGTTGTTAAAGCCGATGGTGAATACGATTTTATAAAATTAGGCACTAATATGGCTAACCTAAAAGCAATGCCAGCAGATTCTAATGTAGACGAACCAGATATAGTTGTTGCTCCGTATGCAGGCAAAAAAGAAATGAAATATCTTATGAAGCAGTTAAAGCGCATAGGATATAAAGTACAAGATGCTGGTGGTTATAAAGATTTTCACTATGATGAAAAACCTACAGGCGGTAAAGCACCTCCACAATTAAAGCAGTTTGGACCAATTGGTAAGATTAAATTAGACAAACTTAAAAGTGTACAAAGCGAACGTCAATGGAACAAACTAGGTAAACAATTAGTTAAAGTATTAAATGATGACTATGAGCCAATACAGATTGATCGAAAAGGACGTATTGTAAATGGACATCACAGATACGATGCACTACGTTTAACAGGTGCAGAGTATGCTCGTGTGCATATGGCAGATGATGTGCTTGAAAATATGCTAGACGAAGGTTGGAGTAAAAAGTACAAAGATAGTATTAACTGCTCAAACCCAAAAGGTTTCAGTCAAAAGGCGCATTGCGCTGGCAAAAAGAAAAACGAAAATTTTGCCGACGGTAAGGAAAAGGGTAAAAGCCGACCTGGTAGAGTCAAAAAGGCTGGTGCTAGTTGTAGCGGAAGTGTAACTAGTTTACGTAAGAAAGCAAAAAAGTATAGTGGTGAGAAAGGTAAAATGTATCACTGGTGTGCTAACATGAAGGCAGGTAGAAAATGAAACTATTAGACTTAATCAACGAAGCAGAAACAGACCAAGAAAAAAATCGTAGACATCAAAAAGATCTAGACGATTTAGAGCGTGATATACGCAAGTCTGGACAAATGGATAAAGAAACAGAAAAAGCAATTAATACAAAGCGTTTACAACTTGCGGCACAACGAGCAAAGTTTGATGAAGATGCTACTGCCGGTGCTACTAGTGCTGGAAATATTGCAAGTGTAGCAAATCCTCCATCTGCACATTTTAAACCTAAAAAGCGTGGTAAATATGGTGCTCCAGAAGCGCCACAAAAGAAAAATTCAGACGGTACAGCAAAAAACGCATTAGATATAGATAATAATTTAATGGGCGGCAAAACAATAAAGCGATAAATACATTATGCGTATTAGAAACATCATAAGCGAAAAAGAAAGAACTAGATTTGGTAGATCTCTTGCAAAAGGATTTAATGCTACACAAAAAGGTGGAGCGATAGGTCCTGATTCTGCTGAACAGTTTATTAAAAACTTTTTTACTAAACCAGGTGACGATCCTAAAAAGGACAAACCTAAGCCTGATGTTAAAAAGACAAAAAACACAGTAGTTACAAAAAAACCTGCAGATGCTACTAAACCTACAGAAAAAGGCAAGCCTGCTCCAGAACCTAAAGCAGCCGAGCCAAAAGCAGTCGAGCCGAAAGCAGCAGAGCCGAAAGCAAAAGACGACTTTCCGTCAGGCATTTCAGGAGGTAACTACGTAAAAGTTAAACCCGGTGATGCTATAGTTTATAAAAATGCTGCTGGGAAAACTAAAGACGGTGAAGTAACTAAGTTACTAGATACTAGAGATAAACAAGGCGATTTGCAAATACAACTTAAAAAGAAAGGTGCTGTATTTGCAATTGATAGAGATAATATAACGCAAGTTAACGGTCAGGATTGGAAATACTCTCCAGAGAAAGGATCCGATGCTGGAAAGACAAAGGAAAACATTATGAGCAAAGCAATGAAAGAAGGATTAGCTGATCTAGCTGGCAGAGCAGAAGCTGATCACGAAGTACAAATGGCTAGAGCTGATCTTTACAAGATTGCTAAGTATGCTATTAAATTACATGATATGCTAAAAGGTGTATCAGAAGAGCAAGGACTAGAAGGTTGGCAGCAAGCAAAGATTACTAAAGCAGCTGACTACATTGGTTCAGTATATCACAACCTAGACTACGATATGAAGTTTGGTGAAGGCATGAACGAAGGCGTTGAAATGTGTCCAGAAGAGTGCTGTGGTAAACCAGTAACTGAGTGTTCATGTGGTCCAGACTGTCCTCATTGCGATTGCTACGAAAAGAACAAAGCAATGAAAGAAGGCAAGTACAAAAACGATGCACAACGTAAAGCAGTACATGCTGCTAAATCAAAAAAAGAAAGTACAGACGCTTACAAAAAAAGTATTGCTGAAAAACTTGCAAAAAAACTAGAAGGTACAGTAACTCCTCCTACATCACCATCAAAAATAGATGCAAAAAATATTAAAGCAAAAAGTATTAAACCAGTTAAAAGCACTAGCGGCGGTGGCGGCAAGTAATATGGATTTTCACGCATTACAGAAAAAACTTTTTAATATTGAACCAACTGACCCTGCTGAAGATAAAGCTAAAATGGTGGCGGCTTTACAAGGTAATACTCCTGCACCAGAAGTTACGCAACCAATAGCAGAAAGTTACGAAGTTGCAGAAGGTTCGTTACAATTAGATAAAAATTATTCTGTAAGCGACTTTGCTGCACTAGCAGGTGTTATTACAGAAGGTAAACAAAAAACTGGCAGTGCAGGACAGGCAAAAGGTAAAGACCCTATGCCTAAAATGTCTAAACCAAGTCATACAGGTGAGCAACCACACCCATTAAAAGATAAACTAGTTGGCGAAAGTTCAGAAGATCGAATTGCTGCGCTAGAAGCAAGAGTAGCACAACTAGAAGAATTACTAGCCGAACGTTCACTTACTAAAGGCGAAGAAAAGAAACGTGAAAAGTATGTCAAAGGCATGAAAAAGAACAAAGACGACTTTAAGAAACGTTACGGCAAAGATGCCGAAGCAGTTATGTATGCAACTGCAACTAAAAATGCCAAAAAAGATGAGTCTATTAAAGGTAGACTTTATGCAGAACTAGCCAAATATCAGCTTAAAAATTAATTTTTTAGGTTGACTTCTAGACAAAATTCCACTATAATATAAATTAAACTAACATAGGAGTTTAATATGAGTAGCAGAACCTACGGGGCTGACGAAAAAGCCAAACTAGAACGCCTTGTCCGTGAGGGCGTAACTGTATTACAAGAAGTTGAAGATTTACAAACAGGCTTAAAAGAAACTGTAAAGGCTGTTGCAGAAGAAATGGATATTAAGCCAAGTCTTATCAACAAGGCAATCAAAATTGCACAAAAACGTGATTGGGCACAACATGCTGATGCCTATGACGATCTTGAAACATTAATTACTACACTTGGTTACGACAAATAATGGATCCTATAAGGAAATTTTTTAAAAGCTCATATGACAGTGACAAGATAGCATTTGCATTTGAAATGATTAGCACAGTCTTTACGATTGCTGCTAGTCTAACACTTGCACTAAATGCAGACAGTCCTGATATGAGATACGTGTACCCGGGATTTTTTATAGGTTCGTGTACAGCAGTATATGCTTACTATAGACGCACACTTGCCTGGCCATTAGTGTTAACATCATATTTTGCATGTGTTAACGTGCTCGGATTTAGTCGAGCAATGGGTTGGATCTAGTAAATATTAATAACGCTCAATGACAATAGTCGAGCAAGAAGAAGGTTAAGTTGGCCATAAGCAACGAGAGGAAAAATGATAGAAAAAATAATCGTCTTTGGTGGCGGAACCAGTGGTTGGTTGACTGCCGCATATCTAACTAATAATCTCCCTGAACAAGTAAAAATTTGCTTAATTGAAGATAGCAAAAAAGGTCCAATTGGCGTAGGTGAAGGAACTCAACCTGCAACTGCTAGTTTCCTTTATGAATGTGGACTACAGCCGCATGAATGGATGCCTGCTAGTAATGCAACATTTAAGCACGGAGTTAAACTAGAAGGCTGGAATGACGAGCCTTATTTTGTAGATAACGATGATCCAATAAACTATCTTGCTACTCCTGATTTATTTGCTAACAAGCATTTTGCAGACAAATCCTATAAAGAGTTTTTAGATTGGTATCCTGCTTATCAACTAGCAGAAAACAATATTAGCCCAAAACTTACAAAAGATTTAGATTGTAACTTTAATACTGGACCTGAAGGATTTGGTGCTGTACATTTTGATGCATATAAAATTATTGATTGTATTAAAAAACTTATCCTTAATAGAATTACATATGTAGATACAGAAATTGTAGATATTAGAAGTGACGTTAATGGTATTTCATTCCTCAAAGACAAAGAAGGTACTATTTACGAAGCAGACTTGTATATTGACTGTACAGGTTTTGAAAGTCTTCTATTAGAAAATGAACTAAAAGAAGAATTTATTTCTTTTAAAACTTGGTTGCCAAACGATAGTGCTGTTGCACTACAAACTCAATACACAGATCCTAAAACAGAATGTCACCCTTATACAAAAGCAACTGCTATGAATGCAGGATGGAGATGGACTATCCCTGTCTATGACCGTATTGGTAACGGCTATGTATACAGTTCAAACTTTATTACACCAGAAGAAGCAGAAAAAGAATTACGTGATGCTTTAGGCGAATACGATGCTCCAGCAAAACATTTAAAAATGAAATGTGGAACCCATCAAAGAGTTGCAGTTAAAAATGTCCTTGCTGTAGGACTAAGTGCAGGATTTGTGGAACCTTTAGAAGCAACAGGTATTACATTTACTACAAGTATTGTTAGAGCATTTGTACACTTTATACAGATGTCTCAAGGTAATTGGAGCGACGAAGTTAAAGATGCAATCAATCAATCATATTACGGGTTGAATATTGAAATACTTTCTTTTATCTTTGCACACTATTTCTTTAGTAATAAGAAAGATACAATGTACTGGCAGGCAATAAGAAATAAAACTCTTAAAGATCTACCTGATGATTGTATTAATATTATTAGTACCTATTATCCATATCCAAAACCTATCATGTTTTTAACTAGACAAAGTATGTTTTCGAGTGTACAATGGTGGAGTATGATACATGCTGGTGGCGGCTACATTGATGCTGAAAAAAATACTCCTGAGGAAGATATGTATTTGAAATATTTTATTGAAAGCAAACAAAAACAAACTGATTTGTGTAAAGCAACATTTCCAAATCATTATGAATTTTTACAATCTTGGTACGAGGGAAAATAAATGCCTTATGTAGATGCAATGTTTGATCGAGACCAAGACATTATTCGTGTCGTAGAGCGTCGCGACGGCAAAAGACATTACACAGAGTATCCTGCAAAATACACATTCTATTACAAAGATCCTCGTGGAAAATATAAAAGTGTTTACGGTGATCCACTTAATAGAATTGTTTGTAAAAACACAAAAGATTTTCGTAAAGAAGTTGCTATTAACAAAGGCAAGGACTTGTTTGAAAGCGACATTAATCCAATCTTCCAATGTCTAAGTGAAAACTATCTCAACCAAGACGCACCTAAACTAAACATTGCGTTTTGGGATATTGAGACAGACTTTGATCCAGAACGAGGCTTTGCTGATCCTAGTGATCCGTTTATGCCAATTACTGCTATTACTGTATGTTTGCAATGGCTAGACAGTGCGTTGATTACACTAGCAGTTCCGCCTAAAGGTATGAAACATGAAGATGCTGTTGCTATGTGTAAACAGCGTTGGGGTGACGAAGTTATTCTGTTTACCAATGACGAAGAAGGTAACGGTGAAAAACAAATGTTACTTGCTTTTCTTGATTTGATTGAAGATGCAGATGTACAAAGTGGTTGGAACTCAGAAGGGTACGATGTTCCTTACACTGTAAACCGTATCCAGCGTGTACTAAGCAAAGATGACACAAGACGTTTCTGCTTGTGGGGACAACTACCTAAGAAACGTGAATATGAAAAATATGGAAAAACTGCCGAAACTTATGATTTTGTGGGTCGTGTGCATTTAGACTCGCTTGAACTGTATCGCAAATATACATATGAAGAAAGGCATACATATCGATTAGATGCTATCGGTGAATTAGAAGTAGGCGAAAATAAAACTGTTTATGAAGGTACACTTGATCAATTATATAACAATGACTTTGAAACGTTTATTGAATATAACAGACAAGACGTTGCACTACTTGACAAACTAGACAAGAAACTACGATTTATTGATTTGAGCAACGAACTTGCTCACGCAAACACTGTATTGTTACAAACAACAATGGGTGCTGTTGCTGTTACTGAGCAAGCAATCATTAACGAGGCACATCACAGAGGCTTACAAGTTCCTAATCGTCCAAAACGTGATGACGAAAACACACAAGCCGCAGGTGCTTATGTTGCGTTTCCTAAGAAAGGTTTGCACAAGTACATCGGCTCAATGGACTTGAACTCACTGTATCCGTCAGTAATTCGTGCGTTGAATATGGCTCCGGAAACTATTATTGGACAACTACGTCCAGAGATAACAGATTCTCGTGTACATGAAGATATGACTCTTAAAAAGAAATCATTTGCAGGTAGCTGGGAAGGACGTTTTGCAACAGAAGAATACGAAGCAGTTATGGAGAAACGCAAAGATATTGCACTAACGGTTGACTGGGAAGATGGACGTTCAGATGTACTAAGTGGTGCAGAAATTCATCAACTTATATTTGATTCACATATGCCGTGGATGCTAAGTGCTAACGGTACAATATTTACTACAGAATTTGAAGGAGTGATACCTGGTATCTTAAAACGCTGGTATGCAGAACGTAAGGATCTACAAAAACAACTTAAGAAAGCAAAAGAAGCAGGCAATGCTATTGAAACTGCATTTTGGGACAAACGTCAACTTGTTAAGAAAATTAATCTTAACTCTCTTTATGGGGCCATTCTTAATCCTGGTTGCAGATTTTTTGACAAACGTATAGGACAATCTACAACACTAACAGGTAGACAAATTGTTAAGCACATGAGTGCTGAGGTTAACAAAGTTATTACAGGCGAATATGATCACGTAGGTAAAGCAGTCATTTACGGTGATACAGACTCCGTTTATTTTAGTGCGTATCCTGTGTTAAAAGATGATATTGAAAGTGGTAACCTTGAGTGGAGCATTGAAAAGTGCATTACATTATACGATCAAGTTGCAGAGCAAGCAAATACAACGTTCGGCGACTTTATGGCAAAGGCATTTCACTGTCCAAAGACACGTTCAGATGTTATTGCCGCAGGTAGAGAAATTGTAGCACAAAGCGGTTTGTATATTACTAAGAAGCGTTATGCGGCTTTAGTAATTGACAACGAAGGTTTCCGTACAGACGTAGACGGAAAACCTGGTAAAGTAAAAGCAATGGGATTAGACCTTAGACGTTCTGATACTCCTGTGTTTATGCAAGAGTTTTTGAGCGAAGTATTGCTTATGGTACTTACAGATGCAACAGAAAAAGAAGTACTCGAGCGTATTACACAATTCCGTAAGGACTTTAAAGAACGTCCGGGATTTGAAAAAGGTTCTCCCAAACGTGCAAATAAAATCGGGCATTATGAGCGACTTGAAAAGAAACAAGGTAAAGCAAATATGCCCGGACATGTAAGAGCAAGTATTAATTGGAATACACTAAAACGTATGAATGGCGACAAGTATTCGCAAGAAATCGTTGACGGTATGAAAGTTATTGTTTGTAAGTTAAAACAAAACCCTTTAGGATATACGAGTGTTGCTTATCCAACAGATGAGCTAAGACTACCTGAATGGTTTAAGGAACTTCCATTTGACGGAGACGCAATGGAAAGTACCATTATTGATAATAAGTTAGATAACCTAATTGGTGTACTAGATTATGACTTAGAAGATACTAAGCAAAACACTACATTCAACAGTTTGTTTGACTTTGGAGACTAAAATGAAAATAAAAATGGAAATAGAAATTGATACCGAGAGAGATCAAGACCTAAATACCATACAAGAATTAATTGAAATATTAAAAGCATTAGCAGAAAATTATAACTTTGAAGGATAAAAACATGAAACTTACTACATCAAATATTGAAGGCGAGTTAGTTAAAGACAATGATCAATATCAATTGTTTGATAATAAGACTTTAAAAAACTTAGTTGTTAGTAAAACTAGATTACGTTCTAATCAATCCACTAATGGACATAGACACGCTGGACAAGAAGAAGTTTATTTCTTTGTATCAGGCACAGGAAAAATGGAACTAGATCATAAAATTTTTGATGTTAAAGAAGGCGATGTTGTTCTTGTTGAAGATAATGTATTTCATAAAGTTCATAATACAGGACCTTACTGGTTAGAGTTTATTTGTGTGTTTGACGGAAAGAGGTACGAATGATTTGCGTAATATGTAAAAAGAAATACGATGTTAACTGTAAGTGGAGCTCTTGTAAACTAATGAATCATAAGGTAAAAAAACAATGAAGGTGGGATTTACTTGTTCAACATTTGACTTATTACATGCCGGACATGTAATAATGTTACGTGAAGCAAAAGAACAATGCGATTATCTTATATGCGGATTACAAGTTGATCCAAGTATAGATAGAGCAGAAAAAAATAGTCCTATTCAAACTGTTGTAGAGCGTTATACACAACTTAAAGCAGTTGGGTATGTTGACGAAATTATTCCTTATGGAACTGAAAAAGACCTTGAAGATATCTTGACAATGTATCATATTGATGTTAGAATATTAGGAGAGGAATACAGAGATAAGGATTTCACCGGAAAGGATATCTGCCGTCAAAGAGATATTGATTTATACTTCAACAAACGCGACCATAGATTTTCATCTAGTGATTTAAGGTCGCGAGTAACAGAGAGAACAAAACTATGACCGACAATGAAATGATTATCAAATTACACGATATTGCTCGTACTGCAGAATCATATGGTACTTCTAATGTAAATGCAAAAGAAATGCGAGAAATTGCAGACAGATTTTCAGAATATGTAAAAGCAGCAAGCGAAGCAAGACATAAGGCACTACAAGGATGAAGCAGTTCTTACTTATACTTGTATTAATGGCGGCTGCATTTGGATTAGGTATAGAGTTTGCATATCAAATACATCCATATGAAAGATGCACTGTAGACAAAGGATTTACAGATCCAGGTGACATTGGAGAATGCATTTGGCTACTAGATAATCAATCGAGCCTAAGATGAATAAGTTTATTTTTGATGTAGATGGTACACTTACTCCTAGTAGAGGTATTATTGACTTAGACTTTAAAGCGTTCTTTAATTCTTTTTGTCTAATGAATGATGTATATCTAGTTACAGGTAGCGACAAGCCTAAGACTATTGAACAAATTAGTGAGCCTACCTACAACTTATGTAAACGTGTTTACAACTGTAATGGCAATGATGTTTGGGAAGGTACAACTCACATTCGCACAAACGAATGGATACTACCTGAAGATGCACACGACTGGTTAAGCGAAGAACTAACTGCAAGCGCATTTCCGCTACGCACAGGATTACACTTTGAACATCGCCCCGGTATGGTAAACTTTAGTATAGTAGGACGTAATGCTACGCTTGGAGAACGCAAACTGTATGTAAAATGGGACAGTGAACAAAAAGAACGTGAAAAGATTGCTTACAAGTTTAATAGATTGTTTACCAATCTTGAAGCAAAGGTAGGCGGTGAAACTGGAATTGACATTGCACCAAAAGGTGCTGACAAAAGTCAAGTTGTAAAAGATTTTGATATGGAAAAAGATACAATTTGGTTTTTTGGTGATGCAATGCACAAAGACGGTAATGACTATCCGTTAGCACAATTAGCACATCATACTAGAACAATACAAAATTGGAGACAAACTTGGGAGTATCTAAGTTGGTTCAAAGAACGAAAAATTGCAAATTAATGCTTGACAAACAAGCACTTAGGCACTATAATAAACTTAACATCAATGGAGAATCATAAATGAAAGACATTTTACAAGACGTAGTAGCACATACTCACGCACTAGGTTTTTTATCGTTAGTCAAAGTTACTAATGACGAAAGCACATCAATTGACTCGATGGCGGAAGATCGTTCTGTTATTTTAACAGCAGAAACACACAATCCAGTTAACGAGTTTGTAGGAACTTTTGGTATGCCTAACTTAGACAAACTAAGTTTGCATCTTAAGAATCCTGAGTACAAAGACAATGCTAAAATTGAAGTTGTACAAGCAGAACGCAACGGAGAAGTTGTTCCAACACATATTCACTTTGAAAACACAACAGGTGATTTCCAAAATGATTATCGCTTTATGAACAAAGCAATCATTGAAGAAAAACTTAAAAGTGTAAAATTTAAAGGCGCAACATGGGATGTCGAAGTAAAGCCAAGTGTTTCAAGCATTGGACGTTTAAAACTAATGGCAGCGGCACATGCTGAAGAACCTACATTTAATGTAAGAACTGAAGTTACAGGCGGTGTTACAGACTTAGTGTTTAGTTTTGGCGATGCAAGCACACACGCAGGTAAATTTGTTTTCCAGAATGCAATTTCAGGTTCATTACAACATACATGGAGTTGGCCTGTAGCACAAGTACAAGCAATACTAAATCTAAGTGGCGACATTACAATGAGCATTTCAGATCAAGGTGCAATGAAGATTAGTGTTAACTCAGGTATGGCAACATACGATTATATCTTACCAGCACAGAGCAAGTAATGATTACTGAAAAACAGGCTAGACAAGAATATAGACAACATAGAAAAGAAGATTCTGTGTTTGCTGATTGTTGGCCTGATACAGATAAACATTTTTACGAGTGGTGTTCTAGTTACTTAGATTACGAACACATAAAGGAAAAAGATGAATAAAGACTTAACTGCGTCACAAAACGATTACGCAAGATTCCTACCTGCACTAAGCGGCTTTTATGCAACTTATGTAGGCAAACAGCGTTTTGACGAATATGTGGATAAGTCGCGAATCCCTTCAAACTTTACACACGGTGTTGAAAGTTTAAACTATCTTAATAAACAACAAGGACAATTCCAATATCAATGGACATTGTATTCTGCAGGACACGCAGAACTTGATGTTAACAAACACTCACCTAAAGAAGATATGGTGCGTAATAGAGATAGACAAAACTCTTGGATACTAGGCGACTCAGGTGGTTTCCAGATTGGTAAAGGCGTATGGGAAGGTGACTGGAAGAATCCTAACTGTCCTAAAGCACAAAAGAAAAGAGATGGCGTTCTCCGTTGGATGGATGCTTATATGGACTATGGCATGGTGCTTGATATTCCTGCGTGGGTAGCACGTTCACCTCGTGGACAAGAAGCAACAGGCATCACAAGTTATCAAGAGGCTGTAGATGGTACAAGAATTAACAATGACTATTGGATTGCTAATCGTACTGGTGCTTGCAAGTTCTTAAACGTACTACAAGGCGAAAATCACGCAGAAGCAGATGATTGGTACAACCAAATGAAGGACTACTGTGATCCCAAACAGTATCCGGACAATCACTTTAACGGTTGGGCAATGGGTGGACAGAATATGTGTGATGTTCATCTAGTGTTGAAAAGAATTGTTACACTGCATTTTGATGGATTACTTGAAAAAGGCATCCACGATGTAATGCACTTCCTAGGCACAAGTAAACTAGAGTGGGCATTACTACTAACAGATATTCAAAGAGCAGTAAGGAAGAATTATAATGAAAACTTCACTATCACTTTTGACTGTGCTAGTCCTTTCCTTGCAACCGCAAACGGACAGATATACATACAGAACG